TCCATATCATCATCCACAAGCATTTGATTTTCTTAAAGCATTAAAAAAAAAAATTAAACCAGATTTAATTGTTAATGGTGGAGACGAATTAGATAAACACGCATTATCATTTCACGATAGCGACCCTGATCTACCAAGTGCTGGAGATGAATTAAGAATTAGTAAGAAATACATCTGGGAACTTAAAAAGATATTTCCTGAAATGTTAATATTACACTCTAATCACTCATCATTAATTTATAGAAAAGCTTTAAAACATGGTATGCCAAAAGCTTATCTAAGATCATATAATGAATTTTTAGAAGTAGATCATAAATGGAAATGGGTTGATGAATTAAATCTTAAATTAAGCGATGGTACAGAATGTTTTTTTACTCATGGAATGTCAGCAGATGGCTTAAAATTGGCTATGCAGTATGGAAAGAATGTTTGTCAATTCCATTTTCACTCAAAGTTTAATATTCAATATTTTAGCAACCCAGACTCTTTAGTGTGGTCTTTACAATGTGGATGTCTCACGAAACAAAGTTCACTTGCCTTTAATTATTCGAAAAATTTTAGGTTAAGATTTGTAATAGGTACAGGAGCAATCATAAATGGACAACCTATGCTATACCCAATGATTTTAGACAATAAAGGTAAATGGATAGGAAAAATAGTATAAAACAGAACAAAAAGGGTACGATAAAGGCTCATAGAGGGCTTTTAAAGGCTACTGAGAGACAAATAGGTGGTAAGCACTACAAGCTTCCAATAAGCCCTTTAAAATTTATCTTAGCCAATAAGCTTAACTTTGTAGATGGTAATATTGTGAAATATGCAGTTAGAAGCAAGGATGGAGAAAGCTTAGAAGATAAGTACAATAAAATTATTCATTATGCAGAACTTGGTAAAGAATTGTTGAAAAATAAAAAATAAGGAATATTAGGGGTGCATGAAATTCACTTATTTAATTTATTCTATTCTTCTGGTATATTGGACAACATTATTAATGCTAACAGGTAATACTTATTTATGATATTTGGTTTATTAAAAAATCCATTAACTAAAATGATTGCTAATAAAGCAATAGATCATTTTAAACATAAAGCTGAAAAGGTTAAAACTATAAGAGCCGCAGAAATAGAAGCGGCTAAAGATGTAGATATAACTAGAATTAAGAGCCAAGATAAAAGTTGGAAAGACGAAATATTAATGATCTGGCTTATATCAATGTTAAGTACAGGCTGGTTTGAAAGCACAAGAGCAAACTTTGAAGAATGGGTAAGGATAATTAACGATTTACCTGATAGTGTTTGGTATTTAGTTATTATTGTATTTACTGCAACATTTTCTACTAAGATGACAGATAAGGTTTTAAACAGGAACAAAAAGAAGTAATGTGTCCTGATGGACATAGATGCAGTAATTATAGAAGTAGAGTTTCAATTAGAATCTGACTATAATCCTTATGGACATTTTGTTTGTTTAAGGTTTGTAGATCAAAGCCCAAATCATTCTAAACTTAAAAATCTTGTAAGAGATATGAGCCAATATCCAGATGTAAAACTTATTAACTACGAATTTAAAATAGAAAAGATTACAGAAGCAACAGACTTAAAAGATTTAGATATTACCAAACATTAAAGCGACCCATACCCTCTCGGTTATGGGTCTATCTTTAAGGGAGCATATGATACTTAAAGAATTTTATCCCTCTTGTTTTCCAGCAAGAGTTAAATCTCTTTTTACTTCTGTTTGTCTAACAGATAAATAACGATCAAGATTGTTATACATTAATTTTGCTTTTATTAATTGACCCTCTGCATAAGCATAACTATCAATAATTTTTTTATACTCAGGGTCTATTCTAGCTTTATGGTCAGCTTCAATAACAGTTTTAGTTTCTAATTTATATTTTAAAAATAATTTACTGAACATAGCTTTTCTAGCTTCATCAAGTACAATAGATTTTTCTGCCCACTCACTCCATTTGTTAGATGCTTCTGTCATTCTTTTATAAGCTTCTCTGCTATTTAAGTTCATTGTTTCCATTTGCTCTCCTTTTGTATTAAATATTTAAAAGATGTTGTTGTTGGGTCAAAATTAATTTTACTACAAGATACTAACAATACAAATACAATTACAGAAATAATAACAATTAAAATTTTATAAATTATATTTGTATATTTTCTGTGTATTGGATAGTTAAATATAATCATGGATATTGCAACATCTCCTTTGCATCTTTTTTTAATTGTCTGATTTGTTTTTCATACTTTTTAATTTTTTCTATCATAAGCTTGTCGGCTTCTTTTTTTGAATCTTCAACATCTTTAATATTCGATAATTTTAATTGATCTATTTCTTTTCTTAATTCTCCATTTAATATTCTGTGTTCATCGTTAATATTTCTTAAAGCAGTTATTTCAGCTTCTTTAGAATCTATAATATTTTTTAATGATTGTATTTCATCCATAGTTTAAACTTTTTTAAAGTGCTGAACAGTAGAGAGAGAGAGAACTGTTCAGCACATAACCTAAAAGTATTTGTTATGAAAAAAATATACTTTGACTGCTTACGCATTAATTATTCTCTATCATAAAATTTATAAATATCATAACGAATCATTTATAACTGATTTGCTTTGATTCGAAAAACACTAAATATTATCGTTTTAGTTGTATCTAATGTCAAATAAGCTAGGTTTTATGCGGTTAAAATAAAGGTTGAAATTCGCGTCAATATAACTATACTTACAGAATATGAAAAAAATAAATAACTTAAAAGGAGAGAGTATGAAATACTTGGTTAATTTTAAAATCAAAGAACAAGGTTGGAGTGAGATTGTAGAAGTTCTATCAAATAAAGATTCTGAACAAGATAGAAAAGATGCAAGACAAAAAGCATCTGAACTACTTGCAAATAGAATTTTAAATGATGGAGTATTTTCTTTAATAGATAAATCCAACACAAACACAATTCCAATGGAATTAGAAAAGTTGGAAAAGGAGAGAGCAAATGGATAATCAACAAATAAGCGATTTACATTTAGCACAAGGAGAAGCTTGTGCTAAAGCTTACCCATCAAACAAAGCTAAAGGTTTGATTGACGAAAATGATTTAGTAAATTTTAATGGAGAGAAAGTTCCATACTATTTATTAAATCCTGAACTAACAAATTTTAACGAGCCAAGAAGTAAAGCACCAAAAGATAGTGATGAATGGTGGTTTGGCTTTTTAAAAAAACATAACATGATTGATTATGGAGATAAACCTAAAACAAATATCTTTGACACCATTGTTGAATTTATTGTTAATAAGGAGAGAGAGTTTAAATCTGAAGTAATCAATTATGTTAAGTCTAAAGACCAAATGGTCAAAACCAATGCTATTTCAAATCAGATAAAAAAGATGATTGATAATGGAATTATAGAATCTGTTTCTCAATCAGGACAATCTGTTTTATCTAAAGGCAGATATTGGAATACGCATATTAACCTAAAAAGGAGTAAATAATGCCTAAAGAAAATATAATAAAAGATCAACTTATGAATCAAGCATTACAACAATTAGCAGTAATGAGTTTGGGTAAGTCTGATTATTTTAGCTTTTTACATAAAATAATAGATCAAGGAATTGCAAAAGAACTTGATAAATTAAAAGATGATGAAAAGTTAGAAGTTAAAATTAATAAGATTATGGTCAACGATCAACCGCATCTTAAAATTGATTTTAATAGAGTTAAAAAGGAGAGCAAAAATGACTAAATTAATATACGCAATTAACACTAGAAATAAGTCATTTAATTTGCTAGAAGAAGTGTATAAAGATTTTGGGGTTATATTTCATCCCAAAACACCTGTGGCAGAGGTAGAAAACTTTGTAAAGGAGAAACTAGATGCAAAAGCAAATAGTGAAGCTTCAAGCGAAGTACGACAAGCAGATAGTGAGAGAACAAGACTTGTTGGAAAAGCTAAAGAAGATAAGGCTTCAAAGAAAACAAGTTGCTTGGAAGATACATCAAATAAAATATCATCCAGCAACAGTATAAAGATAGAGGATAAATAGTTATGAAAAACTTACTTTTACTTGCGATACTTGTCGCCTTTTTAAATGGGTGTGCATCATATCAGCCAATAATTGACACAAAAGGAAAGTCTAAGTTTGAGACATCTAATGCAGATGAGATTTCAAACGATAAAATTTTGTGTGAGAAACTTGCAAAAAACAACACGACATTTTTTGGTAATATAAATTTTTGGATAACATCTCCAAAAGCTGAGACTCAATATACAGATATGTATAGAAAATGTTTAGAGGGGAGAAACCATAATGTACTTAACTAAAGATAAAAACGAAGTTCATAAATATATTGGTTATAAAAGTAAAGAGCCTTTAAATGAACAATTAAGTATTTGTATATTAAGTGTTTTATCAAAAGGTGTTTCTGAACTAGGTATATTTACAGAATTTACACATAAAGATTTATTTAATCAATTATGGGAAGTTCTTAGTCATTATAAATTGTTTGGTAAAGAAGAAAAGAAACAAGCTGAATTAGTTTGTAGAATAGAAATGTATAAACTTGAACATAAAGAGTTTGTTAAATTTACTCATACAGGTAAAGCAGATCATTATACAATTAAATCTACACTAAAAGGTAATGCTCATTTACAATTTCTTTATGATGTTAAAACAAACTTATTTCATATTGGCTATGATTCTACTTTTATTGAAACTAGACTTTTTTATCTTAACGAAGAAAGTATTATTGAAATTAATTTAGGTACAGAAAAAGGCAGAATAAATAACTCTTTTCAAAAAGAAAAAGTATTTGAATTAATGCACAAATCTCAACAAAAGGTTATAAAAAAATATGAACAATAGAGAATGTGGCGATTGTAATATGTGTTGCAAACTACCTAATATAAATAATCCTAAAAATTTTAAAAAAGATTATACTTGGTGCAAACATTGTGAGATCGGTGTTGGGTGTAAGATTTATGAATTAAGACCAAAAGTTTGTAAAGATTTTCAATGTATGTGGAAAGCTGGAAAAATAGAAGAAGATTTAAAACCAAATAAAGTTGGTTTTTATATTGTTCCAGAAAGAGAGGAATCTTATAGAGATAAAATTTTTACGATTTATTGTGATACTCATAAGATAAATAATGTTTTAAAAAAACTTAAAGATATTAACCATATAGATCAAGATGGTTATGTATGGTCTTATGTAATTAGATACAATAAAAATGAAGATGATTTAGCACTATTAGATAAGAGAAGATATGGAAAAAGATTAATTTTTCATAAAAGAGGAGATTATGTCTAAGCTTGTGCCAAAAACAAAAAAATTAGCTTACAGATGTGCTAGATGTTTTATTACAGAAACAGATAAATTAGCTTGGTTTGTAGGCAATACCCTTTTCAACGAGTCGTTACTCTGTCGGACTTGTTGGCAAGGTCAATTCAATTTTCTGACAGAGAGAGAACGAAAGGAATGGGGTTTTTATGTACCTAAAAAACCAAGATAAGATTGCAGAAATAAGTCATCTGATTCCACCTAACTTAAATATGTTTGGTGTGTCAGCAGATCAAAACGAAAAAGTTTTGAGAAAGATTTATGGTTTGCAATTAAAGAAGATGAGACTAATGCGTGGCTACACTCAGACAAAGGTTGCTAATGCAGTTAATGTTACGTTTCAGCAAATACAAAAATACGAAAAAGGTGTAAATGCAGTA